CAACATTTTTCCAGAGACCTCCGAGTTCACCGAGTTCAAGAAGACCGTAATATCGATCAAGACCACGCTCATCGTAATAAAGGCGCACCGTAACATCTTTGTTTTCCTTACTCAAACGCGACTTGTGAGTCTTAGCTTTGATAAGGTTGCCGATAACAGTCGTTCCATCCTTTTCCTTTTTCTTTGAGAGATAAATGATCGTACTGGCGGCATACTTGAGGCCACTGCCTCCTCCCATTTCTTTAGTTGGTACGTAAGCTCCGATGACATCGTATGTGTGATTTGTGACAATGAGCGGAACATTTGCTTGTCCTAGTTTGAGTGTGAGCATTCGGAATGCACCTTTGACCAGTTGAGATTTGGTCATGTCACGAACTTGTTTATCGTTCAGTGCGTCGGTGATTTCTTTCTCTGTAGAGAGCATCCCCAAAGAGTCTAGCACAAACATACATGGTTTGCGTTCGTCTTCAGGTTTTTTTAAGTATATATCTACTGCCTTAAGTGCCTTAGTTCTAAACTCCTCAATAGTAACAACATTTACAACAACTAGACGCTCAAGATCTATACCACGACTTGCGATAAGATTTTTGTTAACAGCGGCTTCAGTGTCAAAATATAAGCAATACCCATCAGGATTAGAATCCAGGAAGTTCTTGACAACTGCAAGCGAGAAGAAAGTTTTTCCAGTGCTAGACTCGCCAGCAATGGCAGTAATCTTATTCCCAGATACACCACCAAATATAGAACCTGAAACAAGTCCGTTAAAGATGTAAGACCCTGTATCCACGAACGCTTCGGTGTCGTCGATGTCTCTTGCGAGTTTGGTGTAGTCATCTCCGATCTCTTTTACAATCTCTTTTAAAAAATCCATAGTTAGTCAAAAATATAATCTGGGTTTTGAAATTTAAAACTTTCAATCTGTTCTTTGGTCTTAAAGAATTTGAAAAGTTTTACCTCTGGATATTCTTTAAGTTGATACTTTACTTTAATCATTACAATACAAATCCAAATTCTTCACGAGCAATTTTCTTATAAGGACCACCTGGATTAGCATCACGAATGTCCTTAATCTTTTTCAGTTTTTGATAAAGAGATGTATCACCACCAAGTAATAATGCGCTTACAATAGTAGCAAGTTCTTTATCGGTAATAGGTAGTTCCATTAGGAGAAAAATAGTTCCAGGTTTACAGTTTTTTCGACATTCCAACCGATAGCATCAAGGATTGCTTTCAGTGGTTCGACAAAGGACTTCTCAAATTGTAGGTCATAGTCAATGTACTTGTCAAGGTTGAGTTCTTTAGGAAACTCCTGAATGAAAGAGATTACATTCTCATGCATTGGATTTGGTTTCTTCAAATAACAAAATTTGATCTTCTCACCATTTTTAATGAGAGAGTATTTGTTATCCAATTCATTCTTTTTGATGTAGTGATTAAAAAGCAATGCTCCACGACAATGAATAGGAGTTCCTTTTGCATATATGCTGGAAGAAGATTTATACTTCACAACATCAGAGACTGATCTTGGAAATGAAATTTGCTCTGGCGGCAAACTCTTAAACTCTGCCCGAGACTTATCAATATAGTCAATAACATCTTCTTCCGTCCCGGTCATCAAAATGTTAAATGCTTCCTTGAGCATCTTACGGCAGGGAGATGGAGTAGATGATTTGACAGACTCAATACCCATCACTTTCAGTTTAGGATCCTCATAGCGAACACCCTCGCTATCCCACACGTTAAGAATATATCTCTTCTTTGCAGTCCAAATACCACGATCAGCAATATTTTCACGCTTCATTTGCATTTTCTGGTCATACGCCGATACGTAGTTCGCCAAGTTCTGGTAACAGTCATCGATGTACGGTTCAAACTTATCTTCGCAGATCTTATCAAGTAGTCCAACAATTTTTGCTTTATCGTTAGACTGATTAGCAAAAAATTTATCAACAAGAGGTCCAAGATTAAGATAAATTGAATCTGTGTCAGATGCAATAACGTAATCCTC